CCAGGACGAAAACCCGCCCCCGCGCGAAGGCGGTCCCGCGATCTGCGAGGCCCAGCACACCGAGACCCGGTGCATGAGGTTCAGACGCCCGGGCGTCGACGCCGCCGGATGCCTGTGGAACCGCGCGGAGAAACTGTGCTGGTACGACGAGGGCGATCAGATGCCTCCGCCGCCCCTGCCGCTCCCGCCGGTCAAGGATCGCGGCCTGGAATCTGGCTCACCTTCAGCCGCGCGCCCGGCAGCATCGGAAACGTCACGACTGACACCTCCCACAGCTCCACGCGGGTGAGCACGCGCAGAGGGCGGTCGCGGCGGGCCTTGAGCTGACGAAAGCCGATGGAGAGGCCGTCCAGGGCTCCAGCCTCGACCAACGCGGCGACGAGGCGGCCGCGCGGCGTGGACCGCAAGATCCGCCCACGGACGAACAGGCCCTTGTCGTCCTCGAACAGCTCGTCCCAGACGCCCACGGGCTCGGCGTCATCGTGCTGGTGCAGCATCTTCACCCCGGCCGGGCCGGTGCGGGCCAGGCTGGCGGCGAAGGCGCCAGCGGCGGTGACGTCGTCGTTGAGGTCGCGGGTCCAGAAGAGGCTGGCGTGGCCTTCGATGGGGAGGTCGTCGGGCATATAAAGGGCTCCGTGGGTCCGCCCTCGTCCTTCGACAAGCTCAGGATGAGGGCTAATTCCAGCTCGGCGCTCGCATTCGAAATCCTCATCCTGAGCTTGTCGAAGGACGAGGATTTCGCGCTACGGCCGGTCCAGCTTGCTCTCGATCCGGGCCAGCGAGGCGCGGGTGGCGTCGGCCTGGGTCTCCAGACGGGCCAGGCGTTCGGCGACCGGAGCCTGGGCGTCGAGGCGCTGGCGCAGGTCGTCGATCCGGGCCGACGCTCGGCCGGCCCACATCAGGGCGGTCGCCGCCTGCAGGGCCACGGCCACCAGCAGGCCTACCGAGACCTGGCGGTCGAGCCGCCAGCGGGTGGGTGATGTCATGGGTGGTCTCCTGGGGCGGCAAGCCCCCTCCGGCCCTCCGGGCCACCTCCCCCAGAGGGGGAGGATCTAGCGCGAGCGGATGCTCCCCCTCTGGGGGAGCTGTCGCGAAGCGACTGAGGGGGTTTCCCCTACCCCTCCAGCCCCGCCAACCGTCTCCGCTCGGCGTCCGTCAGGAAACTCGCCCCCTCCAGCCGCGCCCAGAGCGCATCGCGCTCGGCCGACAGCGCCGGCACGGCGTCCAGGTCGCAGGCGATCCGCGCGCCGGGGAACTTGGGCTCCAGCCAGACGGTCAACGCCCGCGCCGCCCGCTCGGCCAGGGGCACGACGGTGTGGCGCCAGAACGCCCCGTTGGCCTCGCGATAGTTGGCGTAGGTGGCGTCGCCCGGCACGCCCAGCAGCTGGGGCGGGACCCCAAACGCCAGGGCGATCTCGCGGGCCGCGGCGTGCTTGCCGGCGATGAAGTCCATGTCGGCCGGGGTCAGCGACATCGGCCGCCAGTCCAGCCCGCCCTCCAGCAGCAGCGGCCGGCCGGCGTTGGCCGTGCCGGCGTGGGCGTCCGACAGCTCGGCCTTCAGCCGCTCGAACTGCTCGGCCGAGAGCCGGTCGCCGGCCTCGCGGTTGGCGTAGACCAGGGCCCCGGACGGCCGGGCCGAATTGTCGAGCAGCGCCTTGTTCCAGGCCCCCGAGGCGTTGTGCACGTCGATCGCGAAGGCGGCCGCCTCCAACGGCGAAAAGCCGTAGTGGTCGTCGGTCGGGTTGAACAGACGCAGGTGCAGGACGGGCAGCCAGCCGGACGCGTCGCGGCCGATCCGCGCCGTGCGCCCGGCGGCCTGGTAGTCGTAGGCCAGCGGCCAGCCGCGCGGGCCGGGCACCACCGTCATCCGGTCGGGGCGCAGGGCGTAGAGCTCGGTCGGGGCGTCGTCGCCGGACGCTTCGAGGTAGCCGTTCCCGGCCACCTGCAGATGGCCGAAGAACGCCTCCATCAGATCCGCCCCGCCCTGCTCGGGATTGGGGGCCTGGAGCAGCTTGCGCAACGGATGGTCGTCGGCCCGCTTGCCGTCGACGAAGACCGTGAGCGGCACCGCGGCGGCGGCCTCGGCGATCATCCGCACGCAGCGATAGGCGATCGGGTTCTTGCCGAAGCCCTCGGCCGCCAGGGCGGCGTAGTCGCGCGGCGTCCAGCGCGGCCGGCCCGCCGTGGTGATGGCGATCAGGCGCGCGGCCCGGGAGTCCTTGGTCTCCGGCGGGCGACGGGGTTTGAACAGGGGCATGGGACGCCTCGCGGAGGTTGAGAACGAAAAGGGAACGTGTTAGGGCTGTGGCGGGTTGAATGAGAAGCGAGCCCCCTCAGTCGCTTCGCGACAGCTCCCCCAGAGGGGGAGCATCTGATCGCGCTAGATCCTTCTCCTCTGGGGGAGGTGGCCCGGAGGGCCGGAGGGGGTCTGCTGAGCTGGAGGCAATTTCGTGGAAGCGCCACGGCGCACGAGGAACTTCGCCAAGCAGCTACGCCGGGAGATGTCCCTCCCGGAGGTGTTGTTGTGGCTTGGTCTGAAGGCCAGACGCCTCGAAGGCTTGCACTTCCGCAAGCAGCATCCGATTGGACCCTACGTTCTGGATTTCTACTGCGACACGCTGAAACTGGCCGTCGAAGTCGACGACGGTTGGCATGACTTCGGCGATCAGCCGCAACGGGATGCGGTCCGAGACGAATGGGTGTTTCGGCAAGGGATCCGAACGTTGCGAATACCAGCCTTCGAGGTGCTGGAATCCGTCGATGGCGCACTGGGCGCGATCCTTTCGGAAACGCGGCGCTGACCCCCTCCGGCCCTCTGGGCCACCTCCCCCAAAGGGGGAGGATTTGCGCGGCGCGGGGGTTGGCCTCGGCCTAAAGCACCGACAACCGCGGCCGCCTCCCCACCCCCAGCATCAGCTCGCTCACCGCCCAGACCAACGCATCCGCCCGGTCCGGACTGTGCCCAAGATCCCCCGACCCCAGGGCCATCAGCTCCTCCTCGAGCGCCGGAAAGGCCCCGCAGTGGACCACGCGGCCCTGTTCGTACAGCGCCGCCACCGGCTCGGCCCTCGCCCGCTTGCCCACGGACGCCTTGACCAGTTTCACCGCGCAGGGCGGGCCAGCCTGGGCCAGGACGGCGCGGACCATGTCGCCGCCCTGGTTGGCCTCGGCCACCAGGGCGTCGGCCGACCAGCGGACGGCGGCGTCGACCGCGCGGCGGGCCCAGCCGTGGGGCGACAGGCCGCGCGCGGTCAGGTCGGCCAGCACGAAGGCCCGCCCGTCGAGCCGGCCGCAGACCACGATCCCGCAGGCGTCGCCGCCCGCCGTGGCCGGCGGGTCGACGGCCACGACCACGCGCTCGAAGCCCGCCGGCGGCGCGCCCCGGCAGCGGGCCAGGTCCTCGGCGCGGAACAGGCCGCCCTCGCCCTCGACGATCAGCCCGTCCAGCTCCTGGGCGGCTAGGCGGGTGCCGCCGTAGAGGCCCTGAAGCGTCGACAGGAAGGCCGGCGCCAGGTGGTCTGCGTTGGCCGAGGTCGGGGCGCGGGTGTCGACCGTGCCCGGCTCGGCGATCAGGTTTCGCAAGGCGCGGATCGGCCGGGGCGTGGTGGTGACCACCAGGCGCGGATCGGTCCCCAGGCGCAGGCCGAAGCGCAGCATGGCCAGGGTCTCGGCGGGCTTGGGCCAGGCGCAGAACTCGTCGGCCCAGGCGGCGTGGAACTGCGGCCCGCGCAGGGCGTCGGGATCCTCGGCCGAGAAGGCCTGGGCGACGGCGCCGCTCTTGAACACCAGCCGTCGGCGGCTGGCTTCCCAGCGCGGGCGCTCGCCGGGCGGATAGAGGCTCTTGAGGCCCGAAGGGCCCTCGATCATCACCTCGCGCACGTCATGGAAGGTTGGGCCGACGAGGGCGAGGCTGCCGACGTGCCGGGACTGCTCCTTGATCCAGGACGCGCCCGCGAAGGTCTTGCCGGCTCCGCGACCACCCAGGAACAGCCAGGTGCTCCAGGGCTCATCCGAGGGGAGCTGGTGCGCCGCCCTCGGCTTCCACGCCGTGCGGCAGCGCGCGATCCGTCCCTCCGGCGCCTCTTCCAGCCAGGTGCTTAGATTCTCGGGCGCGTCGAGCAGCGTCCAGTCGCTGTCGTATATCGGCGTGAAGTTGGGCCATCCGTTCGGGGGTGCGACCAGAGTCGTCATCCATTTCCTGCTCCTCTTGGGTGGCGGCGTCGTTCTCGTTGGCGGCTCGGGCCTTCATCATGGAGGCCTTGATCGCCTTGGCGTTGGCCGCGATGTCGGCTTGCGCCCGACGCCTCATGGCCAGGATCGCGTGCATCCGACCCGCCGTCAGGCCGACCGCGGCCAGCAGCTTGGTCTGCTCGATCGGGGTGCGTACGGCCGTCGTGTCGTAGATGTCTTTCACGTTCGCCGCGTGCATCTCCACCATGAGGGCGTCGCTGTCGCGCATCAGGTCTTCCGAGCTCATCTCGCTTCTCCCGGCCATGACACAAAGATACGGGAGCAGCGGGCGCCGCTGATAAGTTTGGTCGAGAAAGTTTAGGGCGTTGATTTCGTTGAGCTTGAATCGCTGAACGCCGAGCATGGACGGGGCTCGATCCCCGTCAGAGG